ACTAACATACTAAGAAAGTAGGATGTTCCAGCGCCAATACACCCATATAGAAATGCATCTACGAGCGTATAGTCAAAGTTAAATAGTTCTGTATAGGGACTTATGCCCCATAGAAACACTCCAACCCAGAATCCCATGCACAAATGGCAATGGAATAAACGGCCAAAGCCACCCATTGATTTGCATGCTGGTCGGATCTTGTTAAAGATGTGTCCGTGTATAATCATAAATGTCATGCCGTAAGCGACAAGTACAAAATGTAATAGTTCCATATTCTAGTAACGATTGCGGAGCGGCTGGTAGTAGTACCCCGGTCGCATCGAGCCTTTCTCCGCATACTGCGGTACTTCGCCATACTCGGTGGAGTCTCTCTGATCTGGGTGGGTGTACATATCTTCCAGTTCTTTCTCGTATTCGTCAGCGATTTGTTCGTGCTCGGACTCAAGGTGAATAAATTCTGCGATTACATAAACCGCCGCTTGTAGGGGATTAATCTCATCACTTTCAAATATTTTGCCTTCTAGAGATCGATAGACATTTCCACCCTGTATGGTTGGCCGGTCTACTATTCCTTTGTCGGCTAACAATTCCAAGACCCGGTCTTGGTATTCATATACATCTTCCGACACACTTGTCTTTGGCATCGTAATTACTTTCAGTTGTTTAGGCATAACACCAATGTCAATCTTATTGTGATCAGTAATCAGCAAAGTTCCGTCCAAGGCTTTCCGGGCCTTTAATTCCACAGTCGCCTGCGGGCCCCCTACAGTAATTTTAATCATTGGCTGAAAGCTCCACTACTAGCTCTTGTGTCTTAAGAACCTTATTGAGGTCTATATCTTTGAACTCTCTGCGACGGAATTCCTCAAGGTACTGAGATACTTGGTTAAGTTTTTGTGCAATAAGGGGCTCGATAGTAGCTGCATCCTTACTTGCAATTAAATCTTTTAATCTTTGAAGTTCTTCATTTAGATAAATGCGTAGTTCAAAACCATCATCTGCAAAACTAGTAATGTACTGGTTAAGAAGTTCCTTCTGCTCTTGAAGGAGATTGGTATACTTATCATTGAACTTTTTAATAAACGAGTTGTACGTCAGATTGTCTAGGGATTCCATCACATCCGACTCGGCCAACGGGGTCTGTGCACTCATGGCGTCAACAAGAGCCTGCTCAAATAATACTTTACTTTTAACAGGAGTCTTGGTATTAAAAATTGCGTTAACCGAGGCCAAAGATTTAAAATTTGGAACAAAATTGGACCAGACATCCTGACCTAACTGCTTGTTTATAACGGAAATAATTTTAGACTGAGCATCAAAAATCTTTGATGAGTCAATTTTAGAATAGGCATGCTTGGTTTCTTGAAGCATTCTCTCAGCAAGTTTCTGAGGTACATTTCGGGTTTCCAGGAGCGTTTTATAAAGATCTAGCTCTCCCATCAAGACAGAATCATGAGCATAGTGTTCCTTAATAATACTTACAAGCACTTCTTTTCTGGTTGCGTTTTTCTCTACAATTGCTTTTGTCAGCTCTCTAGTTAAGGTCTCATAAATAAAAGCCGTATTTCTTTTTTTATTGTGCTTCATCGTCGTGTGCCTCTTCTTTTGCTTCTAGTTGTTTTACCAACATACGCACTTTGGTCGTATTTTCGAAAAGAATCTCCTCGTCTCTGTTATAAGTAGGTTTGTTATTCTCTTCCAGACCAACTAGTGATTTTAGATCTGTGGTGGTGACTCGGCCTGGATGGACAGTTCTCCTGGTCTTCCCCATTTCGGGTCCACGAGTTATTCGATTTAATGCTCGTTTAGTTGGGCCTTGAGAAAGACGATCCGCATTGCCGCGGCGCTTGTCGACGTCAACGGGCTTGTAGGGTGCTCCCTCATGGCGTGTAGTGTGGCCGTCTTCCCTTCTTCCTGGCGTGGTAAGAAGAACATCTTCTGCGCCAGAATCTGCTTCAGGTGTTGGCGCGGTTGCATCGTCACCTAGTCCCAGATCATCATCACCTAGTCCCAGATCATCATCACCTAAGTCTCCACCGAAGCCGCCACCGCCCAAGTCGCCACCCATATCAGCATCACCCTCCATATCCTCGTTAACCACTCCTTCAAGAGATTGTTGATACTTACGGTCATAAAATGTCTCGCGCTGATTGCGCAAGAATTCCGAGTCCGACAGACCTAAGATATGATGGGCAACCCAGCGTTTGCTAAATGTCCCTTCGGGGACTGAGGCAGCTGTTTCAAATTTTGTCTTCATGTATTCAAGTTGCTGTAGCTCAGCAAGTCTTGAAGGATTATTAAGAGAGATCTTAAATCCCAAAAGATCTTGACCCCTGAAGCCCAGGGTATAAAGATGTACAATGGCCATCTTTTCTAGCTCTGCAACAATAGAGCGTTGCAGGCGATGAATGGTACGGGCGAAGCGAATATCTTTTTGCGCAAGTGTTGTCTTGTCTTCTTGACCACCTTCCATATTAGTCAAATACGACTGTGGAATCTTGATCGCTGCAAACAACTTATCGCGGAGATATTTAACGTCTTCAATATCGTCAAGCGACTTGGCGCCTGGGAGTGATGTAATCTCTGACCCAACGCCACCACGCATTGGGATGAAGTAGTCTTCTTCAAGAGAGAGTGGGTTGTATCGAAGGTCGACACGGCCAGTGTTAGCATTAACCAAAGAGTTGCGCTTCATTTCAGTTTTAACTTTTTCCATGTACTGGGGGATATCCTGCGGTGGGATATTGCCAACATCAATTTTAAACACGCGGCGCTCAGGAGCACGTACAACTCGATAAGCGATCATGGCATCTTCTAGAAGTACAAGTTGACGCCAAATTCGTCTTGCGGGATCGAGGACCGAAGTTCCGTAAGGACTATATTTATCATTTCCCAAAATACGGAAATGCGCGACCTGCCAGTTTTCGAAAGTCATTCCGGCGCCGTTCCATTGGTATTGAACATAGTTGGGGTTGGTTTGATCCTGACCCTCAAGACGTTCGACCTCTTGGTTAGGCATTCCTATAACTGATGTAATACCAATCTTATCGTCAATATCCATGTACAAAAAGAAGTCGCCGTACTTGCACATACTGCGGGCCCAGCCAAAACAATTAAATTCAATGTTCAAGACATCATAAAACAATGATTCTAGAATAGTTTTAATCTCGTGGTTTAGGCACTCTATGTTTAAAAGACGATCATATTCATTAGAGGTTGTCATCTCATCTGCATAGATATCAAGCGCGGAAGCAATTTCAGGCATGTATTCCATCTGCTCAAAGTCAGTATATCGCTCGGCTCGGTTTTGGTTTCTAAACGCGGCTGATGTATAAAGATTGTAATTCTGGGATAGGTTGGAGTCATGACGTCGGAACTCCTGGCCAGACATCGAACGAAAACGATAACGATACTTATCGAGTTCCCCTCTTTTTTCTTGGCGCGCTACCTGGGTGCGATAGTTCACGATAGGGCCAGACAGTAATCTGGTCAGTCTTTTAAACAGCGGTGAGGCTGGATTTCTTGGATTGTTCTCGTTTTTTGCCATGTTTTATTCTAACCCTTTATAAGTCCTATATATTTTTCAGAAAAGTTCTTTGCTTCAGAAGTTCTTTGAGTTTCTTTTGTCATCGCGTGATCACGCATCCCTGGGATAGTGGTCGATATACTAGTCTTTGCCGTGCTAATAGCCGACAGGAAAGACTTGCTATACTCCACATCTTTTTGACTTTCTACGATCACAGTATCTCTCACCCAACAACCAATTGCAAACGACATTGTTAAATCATCGTTGTAACTTCTCATAGCTTGCGGCCGGCCATGATGCCAAATAAATGTTTTCATTTCCGACAGTAAACGATTGGAATTAATTGTAATTAGTTTATTTCTCATAAACTCTTCCATTTTAGCTACTATCAATGGTCTAGTTTTTGATGAAGTAGTAAAGCCAGGTATAACATTTGATTGCCATTGTGCGGTCATAGGGTCCACATATTGATGATCACCTTTAGTAGTATAGTATAAGTTAGGATACCCTTTATCTATCAATTTTTTAAGTACTGCGTATCCTATATTGTTGTTTTCTATAACTAACATTGGGTTTCCATACTCCGCACAAACATTAGACAATATATCAGCAAAGTCATCCGGGGTCGGCTTGCCCACATACTCTGCTACTTGCTCTAGAGTGGCCAGTTCTAATATGTGAAACGCGCTGTTATCTTTTCCGTCACCACGGGCGACGTCGGCGACGACAAGATAATGATTTTCTGGATTATATTTTTTCCAGATCCAATAGTTTCTATCGAAACCAGTTCTGTATTCTGGAGATGTGGTACGTTCTAAATACCACTGGATGTCATCGGGGTGAATAACTGTTTCACCTGAAACATTAAAGTTACACTCAAGCTCCTGCGCAATTTGCCGCTTGGACATATTACGAGTCTCTTTGTCAAACCATTTCTTGTCACGATCAGGATGCGCGTCCCACATCAAGGTTGTCATATAGAAATCGTTAGTGCCAGCTTCGGCTTCAACGCAATTCTGGTGGAACCAGTTGCCTACTCCGTTGGGAGTCGACAAAGCAATGCATCGACCACCAGTGGACAATGTAGGATAAAGAGCAGTCCAAAGTTCGTCCAACTTCTCAACGTGTGCGGCCTCATCAATTATCAAAAGAGACAAAGCCTCCGAACGGCCTGCGTCTCCAGAGGTGGAGGAACCCTTGATCTGAGACCCATTAGAAAGTTCAAAGGAAGTTCTGTTGTCTACCGTTATATCTGCAATCTGCATCCATTTCGGGAGATTCTTAATAATGGCTTTTACTTTTTTAACTAAGTTGGTAGCAGTTTGAAGCTTAGTAGCCACAACCAGGATGTTTTTGTCTTTATGAAACAACATCAGCCATGCTACATAAGCAGCGCTGATTGTGGAGATCCCCAGCTGTCGGGCCTTTAAAATAATATTGAAACGATAGTCTCTAAAATCTTTTAGTAATGATTGCTGATAATCATATGCCTTGAAGGGAATCAAACCCTTTTGAGGATGTGAAATACGACAATAATTGGTGGTAAAATAGACTGGATCTTTGCCAGCCTTGACTATCTCTTTTAGTATTTCTTGCTTGGTGAGGGCGCTGCCCATAGCATCTCTTACTTACCTTTTCCCAAAGATATCCAGTCACGTACAGCTTTATCAACACGATCTTCGTCGGTGCCGTTGTTAACTTCAATAACGTCGGTAAGACCGCCGATACGATAAGTACAATGAGCTTGAACGTCAGTGCGGTAGTTAGAGATTCGCTGGACCAGAATATGAGGGTCACCCTCTTTGGTGAGAGCAACTGTCTCACCAGTAATCGCCTTGTACTCTTTCTTCAAGAACTTAACGATATCTGCCAACTTTCCAACAATGTCATCCTCAA